AGAAGCAATTTACACCGAAGCAAAGGAGATTTTTATTATGGCATCACTCACAAGAAAGTATCTTTTATCAATCGGAGTTGAGGAGGAGAAGGCTGATCTGATAGTCGAGAGACACAGTGAAGTTCTCACCGAGATCAAAGATGAAAGAGATAAGTACAAAGCAGACGCAGAGGCTTTACCGGAAATCCAGAAGCAGTTGGATGATCTAAAGGCAGAAACAGAAAACTCTAAGGAAGACGCATACAAAGTGAAGTATGAAGCTCTTAAAGAGGATTTCGAAGCTTACAAGAAAGACATCGAAACTGAGAAGACTAACGCTTCTAAGAAGGATGCGTATAAAGCCTTACTCAAGGAGATCGGTATTTCTGAAAAGCGAATCGACGCAGTGGCAAAACTTGCAGAACTCGATAAGATCAAACTTGACAAAGACGGTAAAATCGAGGGAGCAAATGATCTTAAGAAATCACTCACAGAAGAGTGGTCAGACTTCATTGTTAAAGACGGTAAAGAAGGTGCCGGTACAGCAACTCCACCTGAGGGATCAAGCGGAGTGCTAAAGACAAGAGAAGAGATTATGAAGATTAAAGACACCCAGGAGAGACAGAAAGCCTGGGGCGACTACATTAGAAATGGAGGAAATTAATTATGCCAGCAACAAATGTTGAAACATTAACAAACCCACGTGACAGTTTACCTAATGTGTATACTGATATTACAGCAAGAGAGCTTGATTTCGTATCAAGATTTGGCCAGAACTGGGAATCACTTCGTGAGATTCTCGGTATTATGAGACCTATTAAGAAGGAAGCAGGAACAAAGCTTAAGTCTTACACAGCAAGTGTAACACTCGAAGACGGTGATGTAGATCCAGGTAATGTGATTCCTTATTCTAAGGCAACAATCGCAGAGGTTGGATATGCAGATCTCACTCTTAAGAAGTATGCAAAGGCTGTTCCTGTAGAAGACGTTGATAAGTATGGTGTTGAAGTAGCTATTGAGAAGTCAGATGATGCTTTTCTTAATGAGTTACAGACAGTCGTTATGGATGACTTCTATTCTAACCTTACAGGCGATGCATCAGCTCTTACAGGAGCTTATGCAACATTCCAGATGGCCGTTTCAATGGCAATTGGAAAGGTTCAGGATAAGTTTAAGAAGATGCATAAGAATATTACTAGCACTGTTGTATTTGTAAATACACTTGATGTTTATGAGTACCTCGGAGGTGCTGAGGTTAGCATTCAGAACTTATTCGGTCTTCAGTACATTAAGAACTTCCTTGGAGCAGACACAGTTATTATTTCTTCTGAGATAGAGTCAGGTAAGGTTATCGCAGTTCCTACAGATAACTTAATTCTTTACTATGTGGATCCTTCAACAGAGTTCGCAAGACTTGGTCTTGTTTACACAACTGATGGTGAGACAAACCTTATCGGATTCCACGCACAGGGCAACTACAGCACAGCTGTCGGTGAGTCTTACGCACTCATGGGAATGAAACTTTGGTTTGAGTATGCAGATGGCGTAGCAATCGTTGATATTGACGATTCTTTTTAACTGACCTGACTCTTGGCGCAGAGAGTCAGGGTACAACCATCTACAGCGCGTTAGTTAGCGACTTGCAGGGTTCAGACGTAAAGGTTGAAAATGGAAAGGTAACAGGTACTATTAAATACTTCGATACACCTGGTGAAATCGTAGATTACTGGGGACCTGGTTACTTCTTCGCATTTAAGATTAGCGGTGAAGACGCAAAGACAACAAAGACTATGGTAGGACTTGATCCTTCAGAAGGCAGTGGTCTCGTTGATATCCACGGTGATCCTGATATGAATGGTATTGCTAAGATTACAGATCCTAAGACACAGGAATTTAGAGTAATTCAGAGCGATAACGCAGGACACAAGAACGTTCAGATTTTCGATTTGTCAGGTTTGACACTCGAAGCTCACGAATAAACGGAGGCTTAATATGTCAGTAGTAGTTGGAGTTAAAAATAACAAAGGGGGCACCAAAAAAGGTGCCTCTACTAAAAAAGGTAAAAAATAATGTTAAGTGAATTATGTCAAGAACTTAAGAATTGGTTTGATCGAGGACAACCACGATTACACGGAGCTTTTGAAATACAAAACGGTAAGATCATTGATACAGATTTTACTGATATAATTCAGGAGAATCAATATTTTCGTATTGTTGGATCCGTATTTAACGACGGTGTCTATCAAATGACTGAGAACCTTAATCTTACCGATGAATTATTCGTCGGATCCGTTTGGTTAATGGCTGTGCCTAAAGAAGTTATTGATTTAGATAACGAAATACAGACATGGACAACCAAATACGGTGAGACAGTTAATTCACCTTATCAGAGCGAATCCTTTGGAGGATATTCGTATTCTAAATCAAGCGGAGGTTCGTCAGGAGGATCAAGCGGTCCAACCTGGCAATCTACCTTCGCTAATCAACTTAATAAGTGGAGAAAGATATGAGCCTATTACAAGAAGCAATGGAAAATTGTATATTGATTGACAAAACAACCAGGGCGGATGGATATGGCGGATATGTCACCACATGGGCAGAAGGAGCCGAATTTCAAGCAGCAGCTGTACTTGATACTTCAATTGAAGCAAGAATAGGTGAAAAGCAAGGAGTAACGGCTCTTTATACTATTACAACAAATAAGGCAATGAATTTGCAATATCATGATGTTTTCAAACGTCTTCGCGATGGCAAAATTTTTAGAGTCACTTCAGATGGAGATGATAAACTTACACCTGCCAGCGCTGGTCTTAATATGAGACAGGTAACAGCAGAGGAATGGGAGTTAACAGATGAATAAAGAACAAGCCC